TCACGCTCGAGAATCTGAGGCGCGTGGAAGCGGCTATGGAGCGCCTTGCCGCCGTTGCCATGACTACCAGCAAAACCCAGGCTGAGTCAGGCTTTGCGAAGCTCCTGGACCGCTCCCAGAGCGATTCTCAGCTTGCCGTGCTTGTGCAGGGACTTGAGGATGCGCTGAATCGTGCGTTGCTTTATGCGTCCGCCTATCGCTCAATTCCTGAAGTGCGCGTGACAATTAGCAAAAACTTCATTCCTGTTAAGCTGCATTCTCAGCAGGTAATGGCACTTAGCTCTTTGTTCAAAGACAGCAACGCAATCACAATTGAAATGTTCTTGCGTATGCTTGAAGCGGGTGAGATGTTTGAAGGACTGCCTGGTTTTAGTGTTAAGAACTTGTTGAGTGACATGAATCTTGATGGAACCGAGACCGCTCAGCAGCTTGGTGTTGGCGCTGGTGGGCGTCAGATGGTAAATCGCGGACAGATTCCAGTGGATAACACCTCTTCGATGAGCGAGGGGCGTGACCTTGAACTCGCCGAGTACTCTCTTGAAGTAAACGAGGCGAACAGTGCTACTATTTAACGAGTCAACCGACGATTTTGCGTGACTGAGCACACCCCGGAAACTCTTGAAGACGCTCTTGCCTTGATTCAAGCGCTTCAGAAGAAGGCTGGTGAACTAGAAAACGAGAGCACAAAGCTTAAGGCAACGAAAGAAGGACTGCTTAAAGATCTCAAAAAAAAGAAGACCATCGACAGTTTTCTGAAAGTTGCTGGTATTGAGCTGAACGACGACCTTGACGAAGAGGCGATTGCTGAGCGCATCGCTGGATTGGCCAAGAAGCCTGAAAGCGCCACCCAGGATGGCCAACAACAGGCCCAAGGCAAGCCTCAGGGGCAAACACCTTCTGATGCAATGGACGAGGCCCTGAAGGCCCAGTTCACCTCACTTCGCAAAGAGCTTTCTGATCTTCGCAAGGTAAACGAGTCGCTTGAGCAGGAGCGCAATCAAGAACGCGAGAAGCGCCGCGAGAACAAGCTTGAGCGTTTTGTTACAGACGAGCTTTCAAAAGTTGAATGTCGTCGCCCGTCGCATCTTTACAAGTTGCTGAAAGAGAAGTTCCGTCTTCTTGACGACGAAAGCACTGTTGTGTACGGATCTGAAGATGATCCAGTATCTTTGCGTGACGCCGTTTCTCGTCTTCGTGAAGATGAAGAGTTCGCTGTTTACTTTGCGGGCAGTGGCGCAACTGGTTCGGGCATGACGACAAATCGTTCTGCTACGCCTTCTTATTCGAACAATCCTTTTAGCAAGGATTCTTTGAATGCCACCAAGGCGGCGGAAATTCTCCAGAAAGATCCTGACAAGGCGAAGCGCTTGATTTCAGAGGCTCGGATTGCGGGTAAGCTTGATCCTGTGCTGGGACGTGCTCTTCAGAGCATGTAACCTGCGGGTGGTTGACGGATGAAGACCCCTTCGGGGGTCTTTTTTATTGCTAATGTGAGTCGAGCGCTATTTTTGCTATGTCAGTCACTTATCGCGGAATTACATTTCCTGGATACAATAAACCCATTAGAACTCCATCGCATCCCACTAAATCACATGCGGTGCTCGCAAAAAGTGGCGATGAGGTTAAGTTGATTCGTTTTGGGCAGCAGGGTGTAAAAGGCGCCGGTAGTAATCCTCAGACAGAAAAAGAGAAAGCACGTCGTCGTTCGTTCAAAGCTCGACACGCGGAAAATATCGCCAAGGGCAAGATGTCGGCAGCATACTGGAGCTCAGTTACCAAATGGGCTGTCTGGGGCGCTATGATAAATGGGATTCTTGACCTCGCTATCCATGCTGCCAATATTTAATGAAAATGTCACTAAGGTCGGAGACAAATGGCTTGCGCTGTGCAAGTGCAGCAATACCTGCTGGTTCTCGACAAAGAACAGCGCTCTCTTGATGATACAAAGAGGGGTTTGTCGATATTGCAAAAAACATTATTCTAGTGTTACCGAGAAAAGAGTTGACGTATATCAAAACAAAGAAGGAAAGTGGTGCTCTATTTGTAGTGGGTGCGGAATTGAACAGCCGTACACACGAAAAGATCATGCAAAGCAAAGCACTTTATCTGATTGGCAATGCAAGAAATGCGTTCAAGGCGCAAGAAAGTTTTCACAAAATCAGCCTGTTGGCCTATTTCGCAGAAGTTATAACAAATTTCAAAAATCAGCAAATTCAAGGCAGATAGAATGGAATTTAACTTTTGAAGAATTTGAAAGCATTTTCAATGGATTCTGTTCTTTGACTGGCTGGCCCATAGATATTGGATTTGCTGACTCAACCGCGAGTCTTGACAGAATTGACAGCAGCAAAGGCTATGAGCTGGAAAATGTTAGATGGGTTCATAAAATGGTAAACATGTGCAAGAATAAATACAGTGACGAATTATTTGTAGAAATGTGCGTCGCTATTGCAAATAACTCGACAAAGTTAAATGGTAAATAATAGATTCACTCTTGATTTTTAATCCAATCTTTAAGCTCAACTACATATGCCCGCATTTCTTTTGCTTTTTGCAAATGCCATTCGTCACAAGTCTTAAAATATAGTCTGTTATGTGTATCAATAGCTTTTAGCAGGTGATGAATGATGGGATTCCAAGGCTCACGTATGGGTGAATCCCAAGTTCTTCGTTCTGACATTTCATTTACGTGAAATTCAGTACGTCTTTATTCTCGGTTATGTACTGTCCGAAGACAGGAGTCACTTCTTCTTTTTCCTTTTCAATCTCTTGCTTTTCTGCTGCTCGAAGTTTCGTTTCAAGATTCATCAGCGCACTCCAGGCTGCGTGTGCGGCATGAAGAAGCCCCGATGATTCGTCAATTTCTTGCCCGGCGGCATTTGTTAAAAGATGTAGATAGACACTTCCTTCGTAAAATCCTTCGCAGCTATTGTCCCATTGAATTTGACCAAATTCTTTCTTGTAATCTGCTACTTTGCCAATTTCGTACAAAGAGCGCGAAAAGCTGTTTAGCGTTTTACCAATCTGCATCTCCGCAGCTATTTGATCTGTGTCCCATGCCTCGCCGCCTAGCTCTTCCTTGATTCCCTCTTGTGTCGCCATCGCTAGCCTGTGTGTGAGCGCTCAACTCACCTATCATGGCCTACAAAACTGATCGCAACATTATCGGTCGTCAAGTTACGACCGCTGCAGAGGAGACTTCGGCTCTGATGAACGTCGTCGCCGGTTCTGGGATGAAGGTCACAGCAGCTTTCCCCTCCGGGCTTTCTGCCGCCGATTTCCGTGCTGTTTTTAGTGATCTGAGGAGCGTTGACGCTGGCCTGGTCGCCATTGGCAGTCGCTCCACTTCCGGCTGGAATGACCTGACCACCACTGATTTTGCGGTGGCGACCGGCAAGGGCTATAGCGTTGTAACTACCGCTTTCGGCTGATCCGGATTTTGTTTACCTAGCCCTGCTTCGGCGGGGTTTTTTTATTATCTTGCATTTCGATCATGAAAAAACCAAGCAAGCAGCAGGCCAAGTTCGGCAAAGTAATGCGTGAATTTTATAGCGGCAAGCTCAAGTCGTCATCTGGTGCAAAAGTAACAAGTCGCGCTCAAGCAATGGCGATTGCTGCAAGCGAAAGTGGTATGCCCCCTGTCAAGGATAAAAAGAAGCGCAAGCCTGCCGCTAAGAAGAAGCGCTAGTATTTCAGTGTTAGAGGCCGTGCCTCGTGAAGTCGAGCGTGACGCTCGCATAGTGCGGTTGTACCGACACAAGCTTTTTCAAATTGCCTAACAGCAGTGCTGTGGGCGCCCCATCTGTTTTCTTCTCTTCTTTGAGGCAAAGACAATGCTTCTCGCTGGCATTCCCTTTATTCCTCAGCTTTTCCTGGAATACCAGCAGGAAGAGCTGCAAAACCGCAACGCTCTCGTTACCTCTGGCCTGATGGTCACCAACTCTGCCATTCAGGCTGAGTTTGCAAAAGGTGGCAAAACCATCGACCTGCCTTTCTTCGGCGATCTGTCGGGTGACTCCGAGATCCTCGATGACACCACTGGTTTGACCGCCGCCACTCTGGCTGGTGATGTGCAAACCGGTGTGCGCAATATGCGTGGTAAGGCTTGGAAAGCTTCGGATCTCGCCGGTGAACTGGCTGGTTCCGACCCCATGCAGGCCATTGCTCGCCGCACTGGTCAGTACTGGGTGCGTGACATGCAAACTTCCCTGATCAATGTGATCAAGGGCCTGTTTGCCACTGGTGGTCCCCTGACCTCCTCTCACGCTGCTGGCGGTACCACCACTCAACTCTCTCAGAGCGTGATGGTTGACGCCATCGCCAAGCTGGGTGATGCAGGTCAAGAGCTGACCGGCGTGCTGATGCACTCCCGCGTGTATTACGCGCTGATGAAGCTGGATCTGATTGTTCCTGCTTCCAGCACCTCTCAGCTCGACACTCGCCTGTCTGCTCAACGTCTTGAGCTGGGCACCTATCTGGGTCGCCCGGTGTTCGTTGACGACACCCTGCCTGTTGATGCTGGCGCTGGTACTGGTGGTGCCGACGTGCTGCACACCTACTTCTTTGGCCCTGGCGCATTTGCCTTTGCAACTGCTCCCGCCAAGACTCCTCTCGAAACCGACCGCGATTCCCTGAAGGGTATCGACTACCTGATCAACCGGACGCACTATCTGGTGCACCCGAACGGTATTAGCTGGGTCGGCAACGCTGCTGGCAACTCGCCCACCAACGCTGAGCTTGCTACTGGCGCCAACTGGGACAAGGTATTCACCGACAACCGCAACATTCGGATCACGCAGCTTCGCTGCTACATCTGATCGCTGTAGTCACAGCCCCTCCTCGGAGGGGCTTTTCACTATCAAGTAAAAGTCATGTCGATTGCTACTTTTCGCCTGGCACGCGAGCAAGAAGAAGCCAAGCTGAATGCAGAGACTGAGGTGGCCGCCGAGGTCGCTGAAACTCCTGCCGAGGAAGCACCCGTTGCTTGCCCTGCGCCTGCGCCCAAGGCCCCTGTGGCCAGCGCCAAGACCAAGACCACTACTGTCAAGGGCTGAGCCCTAGAGAGGCGTCACGATGGCCTTCGTATCGACCCTAGGAGCTGCTAACGCCAACTCCTTCATCAGCGTTGCGAGGGCCACCACGCTTCTCGGGGAACTTCCTGTGAGCGCTGGCATTACAGCTTGGTTGGCGTTGAACAGCACGCAAAAAGAGCAGACACTTGTAGCTGCAACAATGACGATCAATCCCTTGAAGTGGAAGGGATACGTCGCTGATGCCTCTCAGTCTTTGTCTTGGCCGCGCTTGATCAAAGTTGATGGGCGTCAGCTTGCAACTGATGAGCTGCCAATTGATTTTGAAATTGCCGTTGCCTACATGGCAGCGTTTCTTGGAAGTGGGGGCGGGTATACGGCGGTTGCTGCAAATGACGGTGGCGCATCTCTTCGTAGCACGAATCAATACGAGGAGGTAGAGCTTGGCGATGGCGCACTGCGCGTCAAGTTCAAACAAGGAGATATGCCGCAAACCGGTATTGATTACATTCCGCCGTTTGCAATGGATATTTTGTATCGTTACATGATTGATCCGAGCTTCAATCAGCCGTATGTGAGCCGCACAAGTACTGCGCGTATTGATCCTTATTACGGCGCTGGGGCTTTTCGTCCCAGTC